AAAGAAGTTGAAGTAGGTTTAATTGAGAAAGAACTACAGTTGCAACAAGCTGTAGAAGCAGGTGAAATGATACCTGAAAGAGCGATACTTGAATTAGAAAAAGCAAGAAAGATGGCTGCTCAGGCAATAGAAGAACAGCGTATGCAAATGACATCTGCGGCTCAAGAAGCAGCTTCAGTTATTAAACAACAAGTAATGAGAGAAGAAGATTTTAAAATGTTGGCTGCAAGTGAGGAAGCCAGTGAAAATATTGTTGACGCTATAAAGTTCTATGAGAATAGGATTGTGTTAACTTGTACAGTTGGAGATGATGTATTTTTATATGAATACACTTTACCAATCAATGAGTATCCAATAGTTCCAGTTCCTTATATGTATAGTGGAACTCCTTATCCAATGAGCGCAGTTGTCCCTCTCATAGGTAAGCAACAGGAGATTAATAAAGCTCATCAAATTATGTTACATAATGCTAACTTAGCTTCTAATTTAAGATGGATGTATGAAGAAGGTTCTGTTCCTGAAGAAGAATGGGAAAAATATTCTTCTGCCCCAGGGGCTTTATTAAAGTATAGGCAGGGATTTACTCCTCCGACTCCTGTATTACCAGCTCCTATCAACAACGCTTTTTATACCATTACTCAAGAAGGTAAAGGGGATGCGGAGTATATAAGTGGTGTTCCTTCAGCTATGATGGGATTTACACAAGACCAACCTGAAACATATAGAGGGTTACTTGCAAACGATGAATTTGGGACAAGAAGATTAAAAGCTTGGATGGGTAGTATAGTAGAACCTTGTTTAGAACATTTAGGCAGGGTATTTCAACAAATGGCTCAAAAACATTATTCAGTTGAGAAGGTTTTTAGAATTGTACAGCCTGAAGCAGGTCAATCACCTCAAGAACAAGAAAAAGAAGTAAAGATTAATGTGCAAGTATATAATGATTATGGTCAAGCAATAGGCAAATATAAAGATTATGCGTCGGCAAGATTTGATGTAAGAATCATAGCAGGAGCTACAATGCCTGTTAATAGATGGGCATTACTTGAAGAATACTTCAGGTGGTTTCAAGCTGGTTTGATTGATGACATAGCTATGATAGCAGAAACTGATATTAGAAATAAGAAGAGCGTTATTGAAAGGAAGTCAATGTATTCACAGTTACAAGGACAAGTACAGCAGATGGAGGGAGCTATTAAAGATAAAGAAGGAACTATTGAAACATTAGAACGTCAACTTGTTCAGGCTGGTATAAAGATGAAGGTAGGACAGGCTTCAAATGAAATTAGAAAAGATGTGATTGATACGGCTGGGCAACAAAAGCTTTTGAGAGGTATGTTAAAGAGTGAGTTTGAAAAACTGAAAGCTGAAATGAAAGCGAGTTTTCAAGTAGCAGAAGCTGAAGGAAAACAGGAAGCCGAATAAAGTCTTTTGGTTTTAAGTGTTTTTGTTATAACTTAATTAGAGTGAAAAGAAACAAATAAGGAAACAAATTATGAGTCAAGAACAAGTAGGTAACGCCGCTATGGCCCCTGAAAGTAGTAATGCTCAGACCAACTATGACGAACTGCCTGATGAATTTTTTTCAGATTTAGACAGGAGCGTTAACGGTGGTATATTAGACGAACCTTTGCCGTCAACCTCGGATGTAAACAGTAGTAACATGCTGTCGAGCCCAAGCGAAGTTCAATCGGATACCTCTGATGTAGAGGATATCAAAAAGAGGTATAGTGATTCAAGTAGAGAAGCAAAGAGGCTAAATGGAAAGCTCCAAGAGCTTGAGCCTTATATGCCAATCCTTGACGCTATGCGAGACGACCCCAATTTAATTACACATGTTCGTAATTACTTTGAGGGTGGTGGTCAAACACCTCAAAATATGGCTGAAAAACTCAATTTAACAGAGGATTTCGTGTTTGACGCCGATGATGCTTTTTCGACTCCCGATTCGGATTCGGCAAAAGTGCTTGGTGCTACGATTGACGGCATTGTCCAGCGTAGGCTTGGAAAAGAGCTAGCGGGACAAAAATCTGAAAATCAGAGGTTAGCAAAAGAAACCAGTTTTCGACAGAATCATGAAATGACTGACGAAGAATGGGACGCTTTTGTTGATTTCGCAAAATCCAAGTCACTCGAGCTTGATGATATTTATTATCTAATGAATCGCGGTAATCGTGATCAGAAAATAGCTAGTAGTACAAGACAGGAAATACACGATAAAATGCGTGAAGTTCAAGAAATTCCTGGTTCTCTTGGAACTACAGGCGGCACACAGGTCGAGAAATCAACTGACGACCGAGTATTTGATTCCATATTAGGTGTTGACAGTCAATTAGACGAGATATTTGGTTAATACCAAAAATCTTTAACGATTAACTAAAAAGGAGATAAATCATGGCTGATTTATTCTCACTCGAGTCAACTGTTGATATTGGCGCTGGTGCTGCTGGCCCTAGATTAGGAACTAGTCTAGACACTGGTGTTCTTCGCAGGAAATACGATTTTGGAGATAGAGTTTCTGAGCTTCAAATAGCTCAAGACCCTTTCTTTCGGATGGTATCAAAACTTGCGAAAAAACCAACGGATGACCCCGAGTTTAAATTCACAGAAAGACGTCCTTCTTTTCATAAACGGTATTCATATATTGTAGCTCATCATGCAGCATCTTCTGGTCAGCACAGCGCTGTTGACACTGAAGCAACTGCATCTGCTGGTCTATTAAATGCCACAGATGAACTATGGTTACTTATGGGTACTGATTATGATTATAGAGGGAATATTGGCAACAGATTTGGACAAACATCCAATGATGAAGTAAAAGTTGGTGACAACTATACTATGCCTAAGTTCTTTCTTCCAGATCAGGTAGTTAAGTTAAATCTTGGCGCTGATGGTGTTCCTGGAACACAAACAGAGTATTGCCTTGTAAAGGTAATTGAAATAGGAAGCACGGTTGGAACTGATGAATATCAGAATATTAAAGTAAGAGTAGTTAGAGAACCTGCAAGTGTTGGTTCTAATCTTGACTTTTGTTCTTATTCATCTGCTTCAGCATCACTAGATAATGTATCAATTGCTGGTGACAGTATTTCAAGTGTTCTTGAAGCTAAGAGATGTTACGTAGTAGGTTCTGCTCACGCTCAAGGCTCAGGTTATCCTGAAACATGGAAAGATCAACCTTTCTCAACTGGATTCGGACGCACTCAAATTTGGAAAACTGCAATGGCAATGGATAACACTACACGTGCTACCGTGCTAAGGTATGAACCAAATGAGTTTGCTCGTGTTTGGAAAGAAAAGTTGATTGAACATAAGTGGGATATTGAACAGAGTATTCTGTTTGGTTCTCAGTATGATTCAGGCGACGAATGGTACACACAAGGTGCCGTTGATTTCATTTCAAGTTATGGCAATGTGTTTAGTTTAACTCATGCGAGTAAAACACAGGATGATTTCCTTGATGATATCAGTAACTTCCTTGATCCACGTTATAATAATGCTAATGCGTCATTATTCTTTGTGGATACAACAACATATAACTGGCTTCATAAGTTGAGTGGATATTTCTCGAATAATCTTGAAGTATCTCCAAACTTTAGAGCAGATATGTCGTTAACTGCTAAAAAGAAGGCATTTGGAGTAGATATTGCTGTTATTTCCACACCTTATGGTGATATGAATGTAACACGTAATATTCACTTAGACGGACATCCGATTAAGATTCTTGCTGTCAATATGAAATATTGCAAATACCGACCATTGGTTGGTAATGGCTTGAATCGTGATACGGCTGTTTATGTTGGTGTCCAAACCTTAGAAAACAGTGGCGTTGACCGTAGGGTTGACTTAATTCAAACCGAAGCTGGGATGGAATGGCAGATGCCAGAAGCCCATGCTTATTGGTCGTAGGAGGTATAGATAATGAGTATACCTTTATATGGACAAAATAAAGACGGTGATGCACTAGGTAGTGTATCCCTTAGTCGTGGTTATACGAAAATAACTGCAGGGTTAACCCTTGATGGGTCAGAAGGCGGTGTGATTCACATTGCTGATACTGGTGCTTGTGCTATTGTTCTTCCTACAATCACGGCAGCTTTAGATGGTCTTGAATACAAGTTCATTATGGCTAACGATGCAGGCGGAAGTATTACCATAACAGCAGCAGACCAAGTTGGCGATTTCTACCAAGGAACTATAGCAGTTCATTCGGTAGACGCTGATGATGGATTTGCAGCTAATGGTAGTTCTAATAACATTATCACTATGAACGCAGGTACAACTGGTGGACTACTAGGTTCTGAGGTAAATCTTAGAGCTATGTGGAAAGTTGGTTGGCTTGCTTGGGGTAATGTGCTTGGTACTAATACTACTGGCGCAACACCGTTTAGCGGTTAAGGAGTAACTAATGGCTAGACATTCATTAGGCGATGCTGGAAGGTACTATCAAACCATAACGGCTAATTCTTCAGCAGCTTCTGCTGTTGTTGCTAAGCCACTTGGTGTAGTGTACGTTACTACGGCTAGTTCTGGAAAAGTTACTTTGCCAGATGGAGATTACAATGGACAAATGGTATTCTTATCTGGCGCTGATGGTTCTAATGATACAACGGTATATGCTTCTGATTCCTCTACAGTAATTAGAGGTAGGTCTGTTGTAGATGTTAGTAACGGTCAATTCGGAGTAATGTGTATTTGGTCTGGAGACGGATCAGGTAGTGATTACTGGCACGGAGTCTAATCTGAAATTCGAGAGGTAATAGCTCGATATACGGATAAAGTGTGGGGAGGCTCGATACCTCCCTACACTACTAAAATATGGCAACAACTAACATAGAACTCGACATTGAGAATATAACTGGCGTCGCAGACGCAGATGACCAGTTCATTATCTCTGCACAGAAGTTTGTAGTCGCTAGTATTCCAAAAAATTTATTGAAATGGGCAGCTACTCTTACAACTGCATCTAGTCATGGTGGAAATACTTCACAAGGGGTTAATATAGTTATGCCCACTGCGACTGATAGCATATTAGATGTATCAAGAAATGGATTTAGCGCAACTGAGGTTCCATATAGTATGAAAGGGTTTATAGCAAATTCTTCAAGTTTGCATTTAGCAACAAATACATATCCAAAGTATTATCTTGATAATGCAGTTACTGACAAAGGTACAATAGTTATAGTTAAACCTGTTCCAACTGATTCTGCAACTGCAAGAGTTTTATATGTAGATTATACTAAGATAGACGATGATTCTGATTTAAGAAATGCAGTTATATATCATGCTTGTTCAAGTGAACTTTCAAAGCTTTCTACTGCTGAATTACCTACAGTATCAATAGCTGCAGTTCCACCTGACGTACCAAGTTTAACGACAGTTACTTTTTCAAGTACTGATTCAGACTTAGATGCTTCGGCTCCGACATTTACAACTGCGGCCGTTGCAGCTGCTGGAGTATTAGGAACTACGAATGGATTTAATGCTTATCATCCTTTATCAGATTTAGG